TTCCTGCCGTGCGCCGCGTGAAGTACACGACGTTGGCGATGGACTGTGCGTCCCATCCACCCGCGGTCTGCGAGTAGTCGGCCGCAGCGATCTCGCTCGCGGTGACGGACGTGTTCGGCTGGTTGCTGACCGCAACGACGACCGGCGTTCCAGCGTCGAGCGTGACCGTGACGTTACCCGCACCAGTAGGTGCAGCAGTGATCGTCAGGGTCTGCACTTCGACGGTAGCCGTCTCGGTGTAGAGGATCCCGAACGAGGTTCCGTTGTAGCCGAACTGATAGCCAGCCTCGATGTTGTAGAGGCCCGCCATCTGCCGGTTGCCCGCAGACCCGGTGCTGAAGCGAGCCGTCCACTTCGCCATCGTCGCCTGACCAGCACGGTACTTGGCGACCTTCTTCGACACGAGGCGTGCGTACCCGTCCTGCGATGTCCCGCTGGTCATCACCGCTTCGCCGTTCGACAGCGTGACGGTGGCGCCCGTACCGTAGACATCACTCGTCACGAGCAGCGGGTTCAGTCCGTAGATGAACGCGACCTGCGAGGTGGGCGTGGGGATGACCGTCTCAACCTCTCCGAACCCAGACAGGGGACCAGAGATCGAAACGCTCGACGGCGACCGCTGTGGGAAGATCTGGCTCATGCGTCACCCTTCTTGATTCGATCGAGTTCAAGCTTCCGTACTCGCTCGTCCAGTTCGTCTGCGTCGAAGCCTGCTGGCAGCGCGAGCGAGGTGCTTTCCACCTTTCCCAGTCGGGCCTCAAACGCAGCGAGGCGGGCCTCGATGGCGGCGTTCGCAGCCTGACATGGCGGCGGCTGGCTCGTCATGGTCTGGCCCTTCTTCACCGAGATCTGCTCGATCTCAAGGCGCTTCATGTCGAGCGCCGACTTCTGGTCGGCCACCTTCCCCAGGTGCTTCCAGAGGCCCACACCGAGCAGCGCGATGATGGCGAGGATGACGACAAGCACAGGGTCATCCACCTTCTGCGCCATGTCGCCAAGGTCTGACACGGTGGGAGCGACAGCCTGAACTGGCTCAATCATAGGAGCCGGCTCAACAGGCTCTGGATGAACGACAGGCGCGACAACCGGCTCAACCAGCACAGGCGCTTGTGGCTGAATCTCTGGTTCCATCGCAGTGTCCTCGTCGTAAGAGAAGTAGAGCGTCGTACCGACAGGGATGTAGCATCCCTCTAGTTCATCTGCTGTTCTGCCAGTCAGCAAAAGCCGAACACCGGCCAACAGGCCGCAGCCCGCCAGGCCGGTGTCTCCGGTGTCCACGTCAGTCGATCAGGTCGCGCGTGACCTTCGCAGCCAGCGGCAGGAGATGCTCCTTCAGCAGCACCTTCATCTCGTCCTTGTCAAGGCGCTTCTTCCCGTCAGGGTCAACCTTCAGAGCCTTCTGAAGGAAGATGACCATCGAGTACGCATCGGTGCCGATGTCGATCATCTCGTCGGAAGTGATGGGCATGTCAGACTCCGTTGTCGGTGGGGATCACTACCTCTTCAGTCCAGAAGTGTGGGAGTACCCACTGCTCCTGCTGGGCCTGCTGCGCGAGGAACGATGGGATGCCTTCGTAGAATCCCACGCACCCTTCTGCCGCACAGATGGCAGCGTTCTCGTCAGCAGACGATCCGATAGAGGCAATCAGCCACTTCTGATAGATGATCATCCTAGCACCAAGAGATGGTAGGCCCCGTTCGCACCAGCAGTTCCGTTACCGCCCACGTTTCCTCCTACGCCAGCACCGGTTCCACCAGTACCGCCAGCCACACTGACAGTACCACCAACCGTAGCGCTCTTCGTGATGATGCCTACGAGGCCACCACCACCACCGCCGCCGCCGCCAACGTCACCACTGCCTGTACCGGCAGACGCATTCGCTCCGTTGCCGCCTCGTGCGCTGATGGTTCCACTGTTGGAGATCGTCGCGGCTGCGATCCAGACGATCCCTGCGCCACTGCCTCCACCTCCCGAAATGAAGGTTCCACCAGTGTATGTGCCGACAGAGGCGGCGCCACCACCACCACCAGCACCACCGTTGAACGCACCGAAACTTCCACGTCCGTCTAGGATGCGTCCAGACCAGCGCTGCGGGAACGATGCGTTCGCCGGAGCCGCTCCACCCGCACCACCGACACGGGTCAATGTGCTGCCGCCAGCTCCACCAGCCGGAAGAACATTCGCGGAGTTAGGCGAACTGTTTGTGTTTGAGACACCCGCGTTACCGGCTGCTGACTGGGCGCTAACCACGGACCATCCGGAACCTGCGTTGGTCCCAGATGCGCCAAGGTAGTTACGCGCAGCGAAACCAGTAGGCCCAACATGGCTCGTGGCGCTCGTGCCATCGTCGTTGATGGACCCACCGGCATTGACCGTGAGTGTGCCACGAACGAAGATCCTGTTCCCGGCGGGCTTCAGGACGCCACCGTTATTCACGGTGAGGTTGTCGTAGTGCATCTCGCGGGTGAGCGTGGTGGTCCCAGTGATGGTGGCGTTTCCGTCCCCACCATCCCCAAACAGCCCGAGGAAGTCTGACAAGCCGCCTGCGCTTGGTGTGCCGTGCGTATGGTCAGCTCGCGCATAGTCGGTGCTCGTCCCGACGGCGCTCGCCTGTCCGTAACTCTGCTCTGTCACCACGGTAGACGCAGGAGTGCCACCGCCACCACCACCACCATCAACAGGAGTCGGAAGCACTTGCGACATCTCTACCTCGTGATCTCAAAGTAGACTTCGTAGTCGAAGATGTTGTCCGCACCAGCATCAGGCCCAGGCTCTAGGTAGAGCTTGCCGTCCGTATCGGTGAAGACGTAAACCTCTGCGACCGTGTCGAACAGACTAGCGACCGCCGTCGCACTACCAAGGAACTCTTGGTTGATGCTGCTAGAAGTCGCACCGCTCACCTTGTAGATGCGCGGCGTGAAGTTCGCAGCCGTACCAGCAGTACGCTTGATCTTCACGCGACGGATGATCACCTTCACGCGACTGTCCGAGAGGACGAGCGCAGTCTGCGTCGTCGCACCGGATGCAGCCGTCGTGCCCGTCAACCGCGAGACGGGCTGCGGGGCGATCGCGCTCATCAGGCCACGCGCAGGACGGTGACGTACACAACGCAGGCACTGTTCGTGCCGACCTTCGTGGAGGTGACCTTGAGAAGACCGCCAGACGCGACATCCATCTTGGAGTCGTCAATGGTGAAGCCGGTCGAGGTGAGCGTGGTGTCGTTCACCGAGAGGACCGTCGCACCCGTGATGGCGTCCGTACCGTTGAACACCTGAACCGTGTTGTTGCCGCCAGCGTTCGCCGCAGTCTTGAGGTGGCTGACGCTGATGACGCGCACCTTGTAGGGCATCGTCACCGAGACGGTACCCGTACCGTCCGCGAAGCCGAACGGAACGACGAGCGGAGACACCAGCGTCGGCGCGGTGTTGTCGGCGCTGTAGGTGGCGGCGTTCGCAACGATCGTCCCGCTGAACGCATTGCTGGCGAGCTTCGGAGCAGTAACTTCACCATTCTTGATGAAGTCGCGACGGATGTACGGCATATTCCCTCCAGATCCTTTCGGACTCCCGCCCTCCAGCACGGGATGTGCTACGCGGGATGCGGTAGACTACCACCCGCACCAGCATCACGCTAGGTCGCGACAGTGAGGTGAAAGGTGCCGCTTTCTAAAGAGTTCAGCCGTGAAGCCATCAGCAAGAACATCAGCATGATGGCGAAAGAGAAGCCGAAGATGAGCCAGAAGCAGCGCATCGCCATTGCGCTTGAGACTGCGCGCAAGGCCGGTCACGGCAAGCTGCCGAAGAAGTAAGCATGGAGAAGGCGCCGAAGTCGGACACTCCTGCGAAGCCGTCAGAGCGCATCACCGGGTCGAAGGCAAACCCGGCTGGTAGCGCATCGGATGCGAACGAAGGCATTCGGCTAGATGAGGACATCGTCGCCTCGCTCGAGCAGAAGGTCAGCGACCACAACAAGGACTCTGACCGTAAGGCCACGCTCGGTATGCTCAAGACCGTGTGGCGTCGAGGAGCCGGCGCGTTCAGTGCAAGCCACAGCCCGGTCGTGAAGAGCCGTCAGCAGTGGGCGATGGCTCGCGTGAACGCCTTCCTGCACCTCTTGAAGACCGGCAGTCCTCGCAATCCGAAGTACACGCAGGACAACGACCTTCTCCCTGGTAGCCGGCAGAAGCGAGTAGCCACTGCTCTCGCCCGTGGAAAGATGGCGAAGAAGTAGATAAGGGACCGCATGGCTCGTAACGGGACTACCACACCGCTGGATGCCGCCGCGATCAAGGCGGCGATGCAGCGAGACAGGTTCGTCAGCATCTGCCGCATCGTCCGTGAAGACGAGAGCATCGGCTCGCTCAACATCACACCGACGCAGCAGCAGGTTCTCGACGCCTGCATCAACCATCGCTGGGTGATGATCAAGAAGTACCGTCAGGCGAAGATCACCACGCTGATGATCCTCGACCTTCTTGGTCAGTGCATGTACAGCCCCGGCGTGCAGGGCGTGCTGATCGCAGAAAAGTACGACACGGCAGAGACTGCGTGGGGACGCGCTCGCTACGCATACGACTACCTACCGGATGCGATCAAGATCCCCACCCGCTCTGGTCGTGACCCTGCCAAGCGCGAGATGGAGTTCGTCCACGGTGGGCGCATCAAGGCCATCACCGCGGCCACCGGCACGCCGGCTATCGGCAACAGCCCCGACCGTGTCGTCGTCACCGAGTACGACGAGTTCAACGATCAGGACAACTTCAACGCGCACTTCTTCCCGTCCGTCGCGAAGAGGCAGAACGCCCGCGTCGTGATGGAGTCTACTCCTGGTAGGCAGGGCACGACCTCGCACACGATGTGGCTCAAGGCGCTCGAGGGGTCGAGTCAGTTCCACCCGGTCTTCCTGAAGTGGTGGCTGGACGACACCTGTACGATCCACGATCCGACCTTCGTCCCTGACCAGACGGAGTTGCGGATCATGGAGGAGCTCGAGGGGATCACCTACCCTCACCTCGCGTTCAGGCGTGCCCGACTCGATACCGAGTTCATCGGTGACGAGAACAAGTTCCGGCACAAGTACCCGTATGGTCCGTATGACGGATGGACGACGGAGAGCGGGAACGTCCTGCCGTCCGATGCTCTGTTGCCGATGCTGACGGAAGCAGTCGCCACCGTGGACGGGCGCGAGCACTACTTCGAAGAGCGAGAGTCAGGCGTCCCGTACCTGCTGACGTGCGACCCTGCCGGCTACGGTAGCGACGGCGACCCGAGCGCCATCACGCTCTGGAATGCATGGGACCGCACCGAGGTGATGTCATGGTCCGGTCGTGAGGATCCGGGCCGTCTCGCTGGGCGCATCATGGCGATCCAGGCTGCGTGGGACTGCGACGTGGTGGTGGAGAGCAACGCGCCGGCATGCGTTCAGGCGCTGATGTCTGCACGGTGCCCGAAGCTCTACCACACGAACTCGGCTCACCCCGGCTTCTACATGACCGCGACCGGTAAGAGCGCGGCGATCGTGACGCTGGTCGAGCAACTGCGGCAGAACGACATCCACATGAAGACGAAGGCGACCATCCATCAACTCTTGCAGTGGGATGGTCAAAGCCGGAAGCGCGGCAAGGGTGAGCATGGACGGCACCACTTCGACCGGGCCATCACCGTAATGATCGCAGCGGCTATGTTTAGGCAGCGGGGATATGGTCTGCGTCCTGCGGGCAGTAGCCGTCCGCATGCGCTAAAGCCCGGTCAGACCTCTGCCATCTCGGTGGAGACGCTGGACAGACTCTTCAAGCCTCGCCGTCGTAAGACATTGGGGATCCACCCATGAAGCTCAACGAGTACCTCCCCACGATCCACCGTCATGTGGAGTCGTTCAAGAGCAGTGAGAAGTTGGCGTTCGATCGCCTGCTGCGGTTCTATCAGGGGAAGTTCTACACCGACCGTGAGGCTGCTGGTCCCACCGAGAGCGAACTGATCGTCACCTCGATCAACCTCACGTTCGCGATCGTGGAGACGGCGCTCTCCTCGTTGATCCCGCGCAACCCGCAGGTAACGGCGCTCTCCCGTGGCCCGTCGCCCGGTGATGCCCTGCGCGGCATGGAGGGCGTGGTCAACCTGTCGCTGGACTCAAGCGACTACTACAGCGAACTCGTCCTCGCGCTGCAGGATGCCGTGCTCTACGGTCGAGGCGTTCTGAAGACTGTGTGGGACAAGCAGCAGGATCTTCCGCTGGTGCGGGCTTGCGACATGCGTGCGGTCTTCTTCGACCTCACCGCTCGGCGTCCGTCCGACATCCGCTACTGGATCGAGGCGACGGTCATCAGCGAGGACGACCTCAAGGACCGCATCGCACAGGGGATGTACAAGCCGTGGGCGAACAGCCTGCAGGGCGACACCTACCCCCGCTGGTTGAACTACGATCTCGGCACGGCTGTCTCTCGTGAGCAGCTCAAGAACTGGCAGAACTGGATCGTCGTGTACGAGGTGTACGACATCGAGAGCAACCGGGTCGTCCACATGCATCCCGACCATGAGGAGCCGCTCATGGAGGATGCGCTGCTGTACTGCCCGTACAGCATCATCTCGCTCAACAACAACGGGCAGGACTGCCGCGGCCTCTCGGACATCGCTCTGATCAGCGACAACCAAGAGGAGTTGAACCACATCCGGACCTACCTGCTGAACATCGCCCGTCTGTCCATCCCGAAGACGGCGTATGACAGCACCGCGCTGCAGAGCGAGGATGTGGCCCTCGCGCAGGAAGCCCCGGTCGGCTCGATGATTGGCATCCGCACCACGAACGGACAGCCGCTTCAGAACAGCTTCTACCCGTACCCGATGCCGCAGCCGCCTGGTGCGCTCTTTGAGATGGCGGCTTCGCTTGAGAAGAGCATCGCCACCGTCAGCGCCCTCGCGGATGCGCAGCGTGGTCAGGTCACCGGGGCCCGCACCGCGACTGAACTCGCGCTCATCGAGGGTCAGCTCCGCAACCGTCTGTCTGCTCGCCAGCGCAAGATCGACACAGTGACGGTCGAGGTTGCAGAGAAGATCGCCTTCCTCGCCAGCAAGTTCATGCAGGAAGAGAAGATCGTGGAGTTCACCGGGTACTCGGACGCCGAGCCCATTCACCCGTCCACGCTCGAGGGCGTGCGCGTGAAGTTCAAGGTGGTGCCGTACTCCCCGATGGAGAGCAACCGGGCCGTGCTGCAAGAGCAGTTCAAGGCTGCGATGGAGTTCCTGCTCAACAACCCGTTCATCGACACGGTCGAGGTCACCAAGCAGTTCCTCGAGGTGTTTCAACTCTCCCCGCGTCTGCTCAAGAAGGAAGGCGCCGCGCCGGCTCCGGCTGGTGCTGGTCCCGCTCCGTCGTCAGCACCGGCTCCCGCGGCCACACCGCAGGATGCTGCTGCACTTCTTCAGGCGCAGGGGATCGCAGAGCCGGCTGCGCAGATGCCGCCGCAGCAGCAGGCTGTCGCTGACCAGGCGGCTGCACCCATCACCAGCGAAGAGGCAATGGTATGAGCTTCATCACGTTCGACCTGAACTGCGAGGACGGCCACTGGGAGATCGGAGTTCTGTACCGACGCTCCGAGGGACCGCCGCCCTGCCCCGAGTGCGGCAAGGCCCGCAAGAACGGGTGGTATCCGAAGGGCGCATCGGTCGCTACCACGGTCGGTATGTGGAAGCCGCTCACGCATGACGGCGTGACCTACGAGACGCGCGAGGACTGGAACGCCTACAAGGCTGTGGTCGAGCGCAACACGGGTCAGAAGATCGTTGAGGTCAGCAACTCGGATAGGCACGAGCGTGCAGACTTCCACAAGCATCGGGCATGGGAGGCGCGACGTGCCCGAGGGATCGACAGCCAGCAGTGGGCCGAGATCGTTCGTGAGCGCAAGAACGGCTATGACCCGATCAGCGGGCGACACTTTGGGAGGTCACAGTGAAGTACGAAGAAGAAGACGACGGCATGACCATGAAGCTTCGTGAGATCTTCACGGCTACGGTCGACAAGGCCCAGGCCGAGGGGAAGCTCAAGCCCATCGAGGATGCGATCAAGTCGCTCAACCTCAACATCGACGCGAAGACGCTGTTCGTCGCCGCGCAGATGACCGACGAGACGAAGGGCCGTTCGCCCGAGGAGCTCGCGTCCATGCTGAAGGATCCGGAGATCGTTCGCGTGGTGATGGTCAAGGCCGAGATGCCGCCGAAGAGCGGGATGGGTGAGGAGCCCACCGAGGAGGAGGCGATGCCTTCTGTCGGCGCGAAGATGATGAAGATGAAGAAGGAAGCCGAGATGTCTGACATGGCTGACGAGGGCATGGAGGACGAAGGCAAGGCCCAGGCGTACCGCATGCGGATGGGCATGTAGTGTTCACGAACGGGCGGGACTGACACCGCCCACACCACCAGTACGAGGAGAAGCATGGAAACGAACACGAGTGAGGTCGTGCAGGATACGGGTGAGCAGGATGCGTCCTCGCCATCTGTAGTCGGGAGCGGTGACGCTTCTCCTGCCGCATCTACGACGACAGGTGGCGAGGATGCCGCCTCTGCGTGGAACGGTGAGCTTGAGAGTCTCAAGTCGCAGCCGTGGTGGGCGAGCCTTCCAGAGAACATTCGTTCGTCCGTAGAGGGTGGACTCAAGTCGAAGTACGGCAACTGGCAGCGTGGCTACCAGACGAAGTTCGAAGAGTTCAAGCGCGGGCAGCAGTCTTGGCAGCAGGAGAAGGCCGCGCTCGAGAAGAGCGTCACCGACGCGAAGGACCACAGCGCGTGGGTCGAGCGTCTCCTTGGTTCGGACGACACGTCGAGCGAACTGAACGCCAAGATCGAAAGCCTCACCAAGGCGCTCTCCGAGAAGGACGGCACGCTCTCTGCCCTTGAGCGTGAGCGCGACGAGTGGAAGACCCGCCTCGTCACCTACGAGGAGCAAGTCGCAGCGAAGGAAGCCGAGTACTTCGACAACAAGTTCAAGGCCGACTACCCCGACATCTACAACGACTACTCGGTCGATGAGAACGGCGTAGAGAGCGGTGCATTCTCGCACTTCCTGAAGCTGATCGAGTCGGGCTTCGATAGCGACAACGCCGCGAAGATGACGCGAGCGATCATGCCTCCTCCGGTGCAGGCGCCTGGTCCTCGCAAGATCGAGCCGCCGCCTAGTGTGCGAGCCACGACCGCACCGGGTACGCGCCCGAATCCGTCCACGACGCAGTCTTCGCGAGAGTTCACGTCGTATGACGATGCCATCCGG